GTCTCGTGGGCTCGGAGATGTGTATAAGAGACAGATTGTGAGAAACTCTATCTAGATTGATAGCAGGCCCTTGAGGGTGTCCCAATTCACCAACTGCCCTACCTTTACTGAGATATCTTTCAGTATAGGTTCTTACTCCTTCTCTTAAAGTATCCATTTCGTATAATCGTTTATTGCGATTACACATATCACCTTGAAGAAAAATTCCTTCAATGTAAAGAGATTTTTTACCATTGATTTCTTCAACGATAACTTCTACCTGATCGCTTTCTTCGGTGATTAGTTTCATTAGTTTATGCGTATGAGTTTAATTGGACTTCAGTAATATGAATTTTATTCGCACCACTTCCTGCATTATATGCAGAAACTTTTGTAACTTTACGAACTTCACCAACCTGATTAGTAACTGTAGCAATTCCAGAAGTATTCCAATTCACAGTCATTCTTGTATTATAATAACTATTATAAGATGTACTAGTTTCAATACTATCTACTGTAGTGAAACTAGTATTCATTCCAGCTGGAGCTGCTCCAATAATTGAAACTACATCACCAATCTCAAATCCCGCAGCAGTTCCGGACTCAAAGATAATTCTTGTAGATGAGCCCGTTTGGATTCCAACAAAAGCCCTAGACCCCCACTCCTCTTTAATTTCTACAGTATCTCCCCCCGGAACCCAAACACTAGATACATTATTTACTTGTGGATTTGGACTGACTTCAATATAAGCATTATCTTCTGGAGTAATACGAAGGTATCCGGTTTTCATTGCAATCGGAATGGAAGTTGAAATTCCACCCGTAGACGCAATAGAAATATAGGGTATTTTTTGAATAATTTTGAAAGCCATTATAATATACTAATTATTAGTTATTTATAAATAAGGACAAATATCAATCATTCGTCATCTTCTTCATCTTCATCTTCATACTCATCATCTTCTTCATCTTCATCTTCATCCTGTCCGAACATAGAAGCAGAAACCTCAGGGGTTACCTCATTAATTTTTTCTGTTGCTTTGGCATAAAGAATTTCTTTAATCTTATCTGAAATATCAGAAGCAGATTGGTTAGTTGCAATTAAATTCACTAAGTCTTCCATTTGTTGTAATTAGATATCAGTTCTATTTATCAAATTTGACCTACATCCTTACCTACGCCCATTCCCCCATTGCCAACTTCTGGCTCTTGCATTGGAGCACCCATTGCAGGAGGCTGTCCTGTTGCAGGAGGCTGTGCTCCCATATCAGGGGGCATCATCATTGCCTTAGGGTCTGCAATGATTCCCTTTTCAATTTCTTTTTTAATTTGCTTATCAATATCCAGAATTTCACTATCAGATTGCCCTAAAATATGCTTCCTTACATATTCTGCTGAGAAATAACGACCAAGGTAAGGTTCCATTGCTGCAACCACTCCTAGTTTGTCATTCATTATTTCATTTTTCTTCAAATCAGCAAAGTGATTATCATATAAAAAATCAAATTGAATATGGTCCGAAAGAATTTCCCAATCTTCAGGTGTAACGATATTTTTAAGAATAAGTTGAGTCTTCAATAAATCTATAAAAATTTGAGAGAATCTTTTTCTTAATCTACCTACAAATCTAGTGAACTTAAGTTCATCTCTAAGGATTTCAGAAGAACGGCCAAGATTAAATCCACCTCCTGCATCTAGACGAGTTGATGGCACTCCTAATGACTTGTAAAGTTTCCTTTGGAAATACTCAATATCAGCTAGTTCTCCTAAGTTTTGACCTGCTGGAAGAGTAGTAACTTCTGTGCCTCTACCCCCATCTTTACGAGGCAACCAGTAGTCTTCAAGCATAGCCATATATTTTCTATCATCACGAATTTCACCAGTATCTGCGTTATATACTAGTTTATTCCGATAACGATTCATCACGTCTCTCATATATTGCTCTGCCTTAATCTTTGGAAGATTACCGACATCAATATAAAAGATTCTTTTTTCTGAACTTCTAGATAGTCTGTAAATAACAATACTATCTTCAATCATTCTTAATTGATTAAGTGATTTAATTGCTTTATGTAAATAAGACAATACATTTTGCCGATTCCTGTCCACTAATCCCGAGGTAACATATACAACAGAATCAGAAGATAATTTAATTGCTTGTGATTGAGTAAAACTAGTTTGAACACTAGATTGAGTTGACCCCTTACCTATATTTGGGTCATACAAATAATATTCTTCTATTTCGGGAGAGACATAATTTTGTTGCTCTGTATTTTGTTTAAGAAGCGCATTTACCTGCCTACTTAATGTATTCTGCTGTCCTACTTTTTTAAGTTTGCGAACTAATTTAATTTTAAGAGCGTCAATATATCTAATTTCTTTGATTCCATCGGAAGGTTTTTTTACATCAATTACTTTATGATAAAAAAGTCTCCCATCCACATACCAATTTCTAAAAATTTCGTGTGCTTTTTTGTCAAAGTCCATTGCCTCTTTGAGGTACTTGAACTCTTTTCTAATGATTTCTTTTAATTTGTCAGATGCTGGTAAATTCGATAGTTCAATTTCTATTGGACTATCATTTAAATCTGATACAATTGCTTCGTTGATTACGTCTTCAATTGCACTATCGCATTCTGGGTGTAGAGACATCTCTCGGTATCTTCTCACCAAGTCGGCTTCGTTTTTATAAACTCCTTCTATATCTACATATTGCCCGTAAAATCCACTTTGAACAAAATAATCTGATTTATCTTCATCATTACGAGGAACTGGAGAAAGAATCTGTTTAGATTTATCTTCCCCAGTTCCTTCAATTTTAAAACCAAACAGTTTAGCCATTAGTTATAATAAAATTCAAATATAGCATTATTTATGCAGTCTCGCCAGTACCCAGCATACTTGCATCAGACCCTGCTTCATATGTATCCCACCACTGATACTCAAATGTCACTGAGAATTCTTCAACTGTATCAACGGAATCATAAGATAATGCGATAGGAGTAATATCTGTAGGAAATGCCCCATAAAATTTATAACTTTTATGAATAGGAATTTGGTCCCCAGTTCCAGGAAGAGTATTAGCATTTTGCAATCCTCTACCTAACTGGTGAACTAACATATTTGTTTGATATTGAGTGGGAGTGATAACCCCTGCATTATCATCATTACGATTCATAAAATTCATCCACTTTTCAAATGAATTTCTTAGTGTAAAATTAGTATCGTTGATGACTGTAATGGTCCAAGGGGCAAAAGTTCTATCTCCAGAAACTTTTAGCTGTCTTCCTCTAAATGGAATGCTAATAGCACTTACAGTTGAACCTGGAAGTTCTGCACCTTTAACCATAAATCTAAATACTTCGTCAGTAACTATACTTAATCCTGCAGGAAAATATAACTCTACTTCAAAAAGGTTAGCTCTTGACCCGCCTCCCACTAATCTAGATTTAAAGTCAGTAATAGTTCTTGAATTGTATCCGCCTATTTGAGCCATTTTGAATCCTCCTTTTGAATTAAATTAAATTAGATTAAACCGTACCTACAATCTCAGAGAATGATACTCCGGTTCTTGTAGCAACAAATGTAAGATTGATGTAGTTAATAGACCTAGCGGGTTTGATATAGATATCAGCTTTAAATTGATTTGAATCAATAACATCTGGAGTATTATTACTTTCATCACAAACAATTTCGAAATCAGTAATACCTCTTTTTGCTTTAATATCACGGAGATATGGCTCAACAATATTTACAAAATTATTTCTTGTAATCACATCATTGAATTCAAATAATTGGGCTCTTGCTACTCTTCCAATTTGATTTTCAATAGTAAGGAATAGTCTACGAACATTAATTCTATCAAATGCAGATACAACATTAGACGCGGTTTTATCTCCAAATAAGATAATTCCTTGACCTGGGGAAGCAATAATTGGGTTTATTGCATTAGAGTAAAGCGAATCTCTTTGACTCTGGGATGGATTATATGCAAGTTTAATTGCATTATTAATTACACCTCGGTTTGCTCCTGCTGGAGAATACCAAGGATACTGAATAATTGAAGTTCTAGCCATTACTCCTGCAATATCAGAATTGCAAGGAAGGTATAAAAATTGACTATTAAATCTATCATAAGTATACTTATGACCACTATCAAATACAGCATAATTACTTGGAGTAACTCCAGCAAAGAAATTTATAATATTTGCTGTTTGTGTATTACTATCTGCTGTATTCAATACAGCTTCTTTTGGTGCAGATATAACTGCGATGCAATCCTTTCTAGTAGTTGCTATGTTGATTAATTCATTTGCCTTAGATTGACACTCTATTGAAGTAATTCCACCGGAAGGACCTGCAAGTAAGAAATCAATTTGATATTCTGCGGGATTTGAAAATACTTTATATCCAGTAACAATATCATTCAAAGTTACTCCATAGCTTCCTACTGTATTTGTATAATCAGTTCCACCCGCTAGAGAATACGATATATTTCCAACAGCTGAGAATGCAGTTCCTTGAGTTAAAGTCCCCCAATTATCAATAGCTCCTTTTGCATTAGAAGCTAGTCCATTAAATCCAGTGGCAACTCCTTCTTCAGCTTCTCCTACAAAAAGATAAGAAGAATTTTCTCCAATATAATTCTTATAGTAAATTTGTTGAGCAGGAGACAATTTGCCATCAATTGCTTTAGATAAATTTACAAATTTTTCTACAATATTTCCAGCAGTTCCAGTAATTGCTCCAGAATCATCAACTACTACGATATGGATTTCATCATTAGTAGAATTTCTTGCACGACCATATTCTGAAGTTTTTGGCTTTTGTGCAATAGATTTCCAATAAATTTTAGAATTATCTAAATCTAAAATTTGGTTATTATACCAATCTGAAGTAGTATATGAAGAAGTAGTCAATACTCCAACACCAGAATTATTTTTAATAATCATACTACCAGAGTTTATAGAGGTGATAGTATTCTCAGAGTAATCAAC